CACGCGCTGGTCGAGCGCCGGCAGGTACACCGACGCCAGCGCTGGGAGGTGCACGCTGTCGTGCCTGCCGAGGTGCACAGCTACCTGCTGCAGGCCGCCATGGAGCGGGGGCTGCCGCTCGCTCGGCTCGTGCGCGAGCTGCTGCGGGAGGCCATGTCCCGAGGTGACCCGACGTGGTACGCTCCACCGAGAGGTGAGAAGTGCAAGAAGACGTCGTCGAATGGCGGATGGTGGTGAAGACCGACCTGGCCCCGAGGCTCATAGCCGCCGAGAACCGGCTGCTCGAGGTGTCCCTCGGGGACAGGCGGCAGTCGATCCGGAGCCGGGCGATGGTGCTCGGGCTCCTGACCCTGGCGCGTGAGCGCGGGGGCCTCGAGCTCGAGGAGTTGGTGCGCAACGAACTCACGTAGGAGGTGACCATGCTGGAAGACGATAGCTGGGGTATCACCGGCCAGGACGTCATCGAGATGTTCGAGCTGCTGTACTGCCTCGCCGGAGGGGTGATGCTCCTCTCGGTGTGCGGGCACGGGGCGGGCTGCTGGTGACGTCCCCTTCGGGGGAGGGGGCGGGCTCCGGTTCGGGAGTGTCCCTCTCCGGGTTTGGCTGTGAGCCCCCCTCTCCCCTGGAGGTGACCATGCAGATACGTGACATGCTCGAGGCGAGCGCGGCGGTGGTGTGCGGCCTGATCTTGGCGCACACGCTGGCGTACAGCACCGTCGTGCTGCTGACCTGGGCTACGGGCTGACGGGGTGGTAGTCCGTGCCGTCGAAGGTCAGCACCTGGCGGCTGTGCCTCTCCGACGAGAGGCTGACGTGTATCCAGGTGGGGACACCATCACCGTCGCCATCCTCGAGGATGAGCTGGCCGAACGATAGGTCCGCCTTGCGGATGAGGTCGAAGGCGCGGCGCAGGTCGAGGCCGGCGATGTGGAAGTCGGCAGCTTCACCCTTGGAATGCTGCGAATATTTACTGCCGCCGATGGCCTTGTTCAACTCCGGGCTGCGGAACCCGGAGTGGATCACCACCGGCCGGTCGCCGCACAGGGTGCGCACCTTCTCCAGCATGGAGCACAAGATCATCAACGTGGTCACGAACCCCTCGGCCGCCCTGCGGTTGGTGGCCTGGAGGTGACGCACCTCGGTGACCGACAGCTCGGCAAGGGTGAAGTGGGGCGAGAGGTTCACTTGCCCTTCCCCTTCTTCGGGGCGACGGCCTTGACCACCGCCTTGACCGCCTTGACCGCCTTGCTCGCTGCCTTCGCCACCGCTGCCGCCACCGAGGCGGACACGGCGATGACCGGGACGTGGACATCGGGCACCGCCTGCCTGTCCACCGGCACCGGAGGGAGGGTGAGGCCCCGGGCGTGGGCCTTCGCTTCTGCTGCTGCTCGACTTCCGCTGGTGATCATGAGCAACTCCTGGGTTGTGGCTTCGGTGGTGGCAACGGTGGGAGGGGTTGGCTCATATCAGCACCCCCCGTAGGCTAACGAGGTACGTTCCCGAGGTGCCGCCGACGCCTTGCACCTGCACCCACAGCCCGTTCTTGAACGGCACCGTCCGGGCCGGCACGAGACGCACGCCCGCGGCGAGCGTCGCCGCCCCCAGGCCAAGCTCGCTGGCCAACTGGTCCTCGAATGTAGGCGCGGCGGCTGGCGGGCCGGGAGGTAGCGGCCCGTCGCACACGTATACCTCGACCGTGACATGGCCGGCCCCGCTGGCACAGCGCGCTGTGTACGTCTCGAGCCAGCCCGACTCCGAGGCGAACACCTCTACCGCAGCCCAGCCCACCGACGACAGCACCACCTGCACTTGCTCTTTGAACGGCGTGGTCATGCTGGCACCTGATAGTATGTAGCGTTCAAGCTCTGCACCTGCGCCAGCACGTTCTCAGGCGTCACATACGCGCGCAGTCTCGCGGGCCCGGTGACGCGATGGGGGGTTCGATAGTGGATCGTGTTGCTACCGGTGTGGCCCTGCACGGAAACCCTGTCGTGAACCACCGCCTCGGCTGCTGCTGCCACGTCGTACCGCATGCTGCGCAGTGATGCCTGGGGCACGTTGCCGGTGCTTGCCGTAGACGCAATCACAACGCCGGTCAGATACAGGTCAGCCCCAGTGGGAATGTAGGTTAGCCCGAGAAAAGTCCTCCGGTCGGAAACCGCGATCGAGGCGAACACTATCCCGCCTCCAGCGATCAAGGTGAACAGCTGGATGATGCCAGCGTTAACGCCGCCGACTCCTGCCGTGAGCACCTCCATCTTGGCGATGAAGCAGATATTCGTCGCCACCGTGTTCACCGCCACAATGCCGTTGAGTGTAAGGGTTTCGGTGAATGGACCGGTGACGACACCGGCTACCAGCGAGTAATAGGTAAGCCCCACCGTCCTAGCACCAGTCCCGGCGGCGGCATCAAGCACCGACGTGGACGAGATGCTTCGCTGTCCGTTGGCCGCCTGCTCTGTGTACACCGTAGCCGAGAACGGCACCTCCACCAGAGCGGCGGTATTCGCTTTGCCCGCAAAGGAAAGCGCGAGGCCCGGCGAGTACATCGCCACGTCGAGAGCAACGCGCCCCCCGTCACCAGACGTAGTGGTGATGTTTGTAATGGCGGCCAGAATCCTCGACAACTGCCGCAGCAGGGACCGCAGCAACTCCTCTGTGATGGCGAGCGCCCGGCGCAGCGCCGAGGAGAGGTGCTCGCGCGCCGGGGTCATGGCGGGATGACCGCCGCATCCGCCGGCTCGGGGCCTTCAGCGGCCACCGCTGCCGTCGAGAACTTGAAGCCGAACCCCTCGAACGCAGCGGGGATCCCTGACTGGAGGATGAGCGCCACAATCACGCACGCCCCCGCCAGCCACACTGTGCGAACCATCCGCTCGCCGAGCTTGTCCAACGCCTCGGTGAACTCCTTGGTCTGAAGCTTGCGCTCCTCCGAGGAGGTCTTGATGAGTAAGGAGATCACATCGTCCGCGGCCATGACAACCCCTAGACCGGCGCAACCTCGCCCGCAAGAAGCGGTGGGGTAACGCCGTGTATGTAGCGAAACAGGTGGTAAGCCATCGCGCAGATCCCATACTGGGTGAAGTCCGCAGCGGCCGGGTCCATCAGGAGGGGCGGATCCCAGGCAGCAAGGCCGGTCGGCGATGGGGGCAACGACGGGTGCGAGTCCGGGCCGGAGACCACGAACGCGTCGGTGAACCAGGACGCGAAGTCGAGGTACCCATCCACGTTCGCAGGCAAGGAGGCGACAATCCCTTGCCACAACAAGATGTACTGCGGGAAACCAACACCTCGGGTAAAGGCGAAGATCACCCGGCAGTTCGGAAACGCAGCCTTCACCAGCCCGGCGATCGTCACCACGTCTGCCCGCATCTGCGGCTCCGTCCGCAAGGCCACGGCATCATTCGTTCCCAAGAACAGCAGGAAGAGATCTCCGTTTCGCAGATCCCGACCGGCATTGCCGATCGAGGTCATGCGCGCCGCGATGTCGGCCACGCTATCGGTTAGCGCGCGGCCTGAAGCAGCCCCCGTGTCCACCTGGCCATCGACACCGAACGCCGACGGCGCCACCCCGATGCCCGAGCCGGTGTACCCCACACAGTGCACCGGTTGGCGGCGGGCACCACTGGTGCGGCGCAGCTCGAACTCGGCCAGCGCTCGCTGGAGGCCAGGGTAGCCGCCAGCCCCGCCGCCACCCGCGCCACCGAACCACCTGCTGTCGCCGTCGCAGTAGATGCGAAGCGGCTCCTGCGCGCCGCCCATCTCCGGGCTGTAGTGGTAGCCGCTGTCGTTCGGGCCGATGAGGCCGGACTCGAAGGTGAAGTAGATCGGCACGTCGGCGACGGTGACGGCACCGCAGCCGATGTAGATATACTCGTAAACCTCCGCCTCGTTCCCGAACTCCTCGTCGATGTTGGCGGTGTACGTGTTGCGCACCGTGTTGAGCCCGTCCCGGTTCCCGTCCGGGGCGGTGCCCGGCAGGATGGGGATCGCGCACTGGTTCGACATGCGTGGCAGCATCACCGAGCATTGCCGTGTCCGGTGCGTGGACGTGACTCCCGGACTGTACGTCGATGCCGCGACTGTCCCAAACATCCGACCGTTCACCTGGATGTTCCCAGCGGTTCCATCCTGCATACCGTACAGACGGACGATGCTGGCCCCGTCGGTCGGCGGGCCGGAAGCGTACCCGCACAGCAAGATCATCCGGTGGGCGCTGGTCATCAGCAGCCGCCCCGCCCACGCTGCGGTGATGCGGTGCGGACACCCACGCTCGTTGCTCGGGTAGTTGCCGTCGGCGTCGCGGATCCGCCGGTACAGGGTGATCCCCTGCGCCATCGTGGTGCCCGCCAGCCCCAGCGCCCAGGTCGCCAGGTGCTTGTGCGTTCCGTTCACCCTGGTCACTGCACCGCCAACGAGGCGCGCCCCCGGGTCGTACACCAACCAAGAGCCGTCGGTGGCGTTGCCCCCCTCCAGCGCGGAGACGACACCATCAGCGCTCGGCGGCGGCCATGTCCGGCTCATGCTGCGTCCCCGGTCCAGCCCCGGACCTCGACGATGTAGGTGCCCCCAGCGCCGCCAGTGGTATTGAAGTAGACACGGAGCCCGTTCTTGAACGGCATCGGGTACGCCAACACCGAGCCCATGAACTTCTCCGTGGCGCTAACGTCCGGCGTGTTCGTCGTGTCGTCCACCACCCGGTACTCCGCCGCAGCGTTGGCCGCCGGGGTGTCGTCATCGCCGCTGTCAGCGAGGCGATCTACCAGGTAGAAGTCCATGTTCGCGTTCGTGGCAGCGCTGGCACGTACGGTGTAGGCGAACACCTCACCAGAAACATACTCGCCGAGAAGCTCGCGACTCGCGAGGCCCGTAGTCAGAGTCACTTCCAAGATCGTGCTGAACGGTCGTCGCATCTCGCCTCCACGCGTTGGTATCACGGCGCCTTGCGGGCCGCCTCGGCTGCCTCGTTGAACTCCCTCGTCTGCTGCTCTGCCTCGCGCCGCTTCTTCTTCTCGGGCGTCTCGATCGTGACCGGTGGCGAGCCGAGCAGTACCCGCGCCACCCTCGCAGGAAGGGGCCGCTGCCTGCCACGAGCGTGCTCGTCGGTGCCGTACAGGTCGGCGAGGCCCACGAGGACGCGGGACACCGGGCCCGTGACTCCGCGGACCAGCAGCCATGCCGACCGGGCCTCCTTTGCGGCCGTCGTGTCAGACCCCCACGCCTCGCCCACCACGAAGCGGGCAGGTGTACCCTCAAACTCCGTCGTCGCCAGCCCCGGCTGGTCGAAGCGGCCGATGGCCCGGGGGGCGATGCCGAAGTGGTGGATGAGCCAGTCCCCGATGAGCGGGTCCTCGACCAGCGAACGAGGCACGGTGAACTGGTGGGCCATCGGGTCTGTGGGCACCCCCTCCGGAGGGATCGCCAGCTCCTTGATGCCTGTCGCCTGCGAGAACAGGTTGACGCCGGGGGCGAGGTACGCCGCTGGGTCGGACATCACTTCGAGCAGGACCGACGGAGCGATCGATGCCGTCGTCACCGCCTCGATAGCACCCTCCTCCCCCTCCGGCTCCCACGTTCCGAGGATCAGTTTGTTCGCCGTCTTGTCGTCGTGCAGGTCGGGGTCCGCGAACACCCCCGGACTCTGCTCCATAAACCTCGCCCCCTTCCCGAGCCGTCCCCACCGGCTAGGGTTCGCCAGGTTCTTCATCCCCGCTACCGCCTCCGACCGGAGGTACGTGTAGTAGGGAGTCAGATACCGCAAGATCCCCCGCTCGATGGGGAGCATGGTGCTGGTGTCGAGCAGCGCCTCACGCGCCAGGACCGCCGCCTCGTCGAGCGTCTTGCCCGCCTTCAAGTGGGAGATCATGGTGGTGAAGCGGCTGTTCGCGTCCACGACGTTGAGCGCCAGCGCCACCCCGTCGCCAGTCAGTACCACCTTCGCCAGCTTGTTGCGGGTGACCGTCCGCCAGAAGGCCCCCAGCTTGCTGCGAGTAGGCGACACCTCGGCGCCGATCTCGTCGAGCAACCGCTGCGTGCGTTCGTACCCCGGGGTCTGGTCGAGGCCGTGGCGGCGGAAGGCCGCGAGCACATCCTGCAGCGGCACCCCGCCATCCGGCGTCGCCACCATCCCGGGCACCTTCACGTCGAGCCGCGAGCCGTGCGTGGCCATCGCCAGCTTCAGCGCCTGCATTGACGGTGTGGACACCTTGCCGGTCGAGTACGCTTCGAGCAGCGGGTTGCCGAGGAAGTTGCCGAGGATGGCGCCGGGCCTCGCGAAGATCCCCCGGCCGTTGACGTACATCTTGGTGATGACCGACGGCACCCCGCCCAGCGTCGCGAGGAAGGAGCGCGGCAGGTCGATGTCGGTCAGGATCTCCGCGCCGGCCTGCTGCACCACATCGGCGATGTAGTCCGGCACGAAGGTCTGCGTGCCAGGGATGAAGGTCACCTTTGCCCCGGTGGTCGGCGCCCCGATGCGGCGCCAGATCCCCTCTGCCACCGCCCCTTCCGGGGTGGCCGGCGCCACCCCACCCTGGAGCAGCCGCTGCAGCGCAGCCTTGATGGCCGTGCTCTGCTTGCCAGGCGGGACCGCCAACCCCATACGCACCAACGACTCGGCCATGGCAGAGCGCCGGCCCGCCAGCAGGCGGCGGCCCACGAACCCCGCAGCCGCCGCCTCGGAGCCCACCAGCTTCTGGGTATTCCCGATGAGCCTGGCAAAATCCTGCACTTCCGGAGCGTCCAGCCCCTTGTCGAACAGGGCCCGGTACAGCTTCGGCAGGTCGTTGTCGCTCCGCATCGCCTCGAGCGCGAGGTCCACCCCAGCCGACTCCGACTGGCGCGTACCGATCAACGACCGCAGCACGTCGTCAAGCAGCCGTGCAGCCTCGTCCACGCCCTCGCCTGTCCACTCCGCGTCGCCCTGTTTGCGCACCCATGCAACGGCGGACGGGGGAACCCCAACCTCGTTCGCCACCAACTGCGCGATAACATCGGCAGCCGGGAGGTTCGGGTCACGCGCTAGGGCCTGCGCCCGCTTCAGAACGGCCGGCGCGTCGTAGACCACGCCTCGCATGGGGGCGTCGCCCATCGACAGGGCGATCCGCAGGGACTGCGGCATGGCCATACGCTCGCCCAGGGAGATCAAGTCCCCCGTGGCCGACTTGAAGACGTCCCGTGCCCCCGTACCCCGCAGCACCGGCGCCAGCACGCGGTCCCAGAACCACCCCGACTCCCGCACCGCCTTCGATGCCTCGGCGCTCTTGCGAGCGGCCACCTGGTACAGCGCCTCGGTGACCTGCTGGTCCACCTGGGCGGGGGTGAACGCCTTGGGGTCGATGCCGAACCCTGGCGCCATCTTTCGCAGGCCGTCGGGGCCGGCTGCCTTCACCTGTGCTGCGACGTCGGCGTCGATCTGCCGCGCCACCGGCGGCGCGAAGTACTGGCCGCCCCGGAACTTGGCACCCCTCGGTGGGGATGCGCCGCGCACGTTGCGCTCGATGATGGCGGCGAGTAGCTCGACATCGGGGTGAACCCCCTTCGTCCTGGCGAAGAGGTTACGGGCGCGCAGCGTGCGCTGGAGAGCGAGGAGGGAGATCCCGATAGGAAGAAGGGCGCGCTCGATTATCGTCGAGCCTTCCTCATCCTTGGCGAACCGAAAGATTTCCTCCCACCGCGCCGCGATGCGGGGGTTGTCCCGCAGTGCGTCGCCCAAGAACGCCTCGATGCCCCGGGCCGTCTCCTTGTGCCACGCCCCGCCCGCTGCCGCGCGGGCCTCCACCCGCGCCGCCTCCTTGGCGCCGGCGTCGTAGTGGTGGGCCGCCAGCCCTGGCTCCACCGTCTGTGGGCCCTCGGGGGTCTTGAGCCCCTTCTGCCGGGGGCGTGCGCCGGTGCGGGTGGGCGTCTTCCGCCAGCCGAAGATCCTGCGCGTACCCCGCACCACGAAGTCGGCGAGGTCTTGCCGCTTGACCACCTCGTCCATGGCCTCGTCGAGCGTCCCGCGGAACGCCATCGTCACGCCCTTGTCCCCCATCAACTCGTACAGCGGCTCGTCGGGGGCGTCGTCGGGGCCTGCGTAGCGCACGGTCGGCCCCTCGGGGGCGCGCACCAGCGCACGGGCCTCGTCCACCCGCGGCGACGGCATAGGAGCCAGCGTGATGCCCGCGCGGGGCGGCGGCAAGACGGGGCCGGCAGCAGGGGCGGGCGCCTTCGGGGCCGCCGTCATAGGCTTGCGGATCGGCGCGTCCTCGAGCGCGTCACGCAGCTCCTCGGCGGCCTCGGTGATCTCGTCCACCAGCGACAGCTTCGGGGGAGGCGGAGCGACTGGGGGCGAAGAGGCAGGAGCAGGGGCCAGAGGCTTCGCTTTGACTGGAGGCCGGCCATGCACCACGTCGGGCACCATCGTAGTCCCGGCTGGCCCGTACTTCCGTCGCAGCGCGGCTTCCTCCGCCGCCGACTCCGCCGCCAGGTTCTCGGCCCGCAGCCTCTGCACCTCGGGCGGCTCCTTCTGTCGCTGGATGGCGAGGTAGATCTGCCGCTGGATCTCGTGCTCGGGCATGTCTGCACCCGGCGATGGGGGCGGCAACCGACTGGCGGCACCGCCCGGGTACACCGGCCCTGGCTGCGGCGGGATCGTCGCCCCCGTCACCGGCCTCGGCGCCACGGTGGGCACGTCGTCGAGCGCGGCGGCCACGTCTGCTGTCGGTGTGCGAAGCGAACTAACGATGCCATCCAAGCTCTTGCCGTACTCGGCAAGCTCCGACTCCACCTTCGCCGCCAGCCCCGGGCTGCGACGCAACCGGTCCACCTTCGCCGCCAGCGTCCCGGCGCCCGCGTTCCCTGCCTCCGCAATCGCTGCCGCTGCCCGCTTGGCGATGCCGGTGGCCCCTGCGATGGTCGGAACAGCGTCGAGCCAGTCCCCCGTCACCTGGACCGCCCTGCGGGCCGTGCCGGCGGTGCCCTTCACAACGCCGGTCAACTTGCTGGCGGCCAGGAAGGGGTCCACCAGAAACGACGCAGCCATGCCCTCCACGTACGCCAACCGCTGGCCCTGCGGACGGGCACCGGCCTCCTTGGCGGCGGCGTGGAAGTCGTCTGGCAGGCCCCAGCCGTCGTACACCCTCCCGGCGGCGTCGAGGAACGCGTCGTCTAAGGCGCCGGCTTCAGCTCGGTCGCCCGGGGTGAAGTCGGAGGCGCCCTTCACCTGGCCCGCGCGGATCTTCTTCTGCGCCGCAGCGTAGTCCGTGCCAGAGAAGGGAATGATATCGCCGACCTTGAGCCCGCCAGCCGCCACCTCAGGGATCAACGGGATGTTGCGGATCGCCCGCTGCACCGGCTTGCCGGGGTCTGGGAGGTGTTCGGCCAGCCACTCAACAGCCCGGTTGGCGGGGACCTCGACGACCTGACTCGGCGCCCCGAGCCCCCGCAGGTTGCGGAACAGGTAGCTCTCGTCTGGCAGACCGCTACCGCCGGAGATCAACGGATACAGCCGCTTCCCCACGTCCTCGCCGATGCCAGTCGTGAGCCCTTTGGCGATGTCGCCTGCTACATCCCAGGCCGGCACGCCACGCGTCTCCGCCACCTCGGTCATCAGCGGCTCGTCCTGCTGGCGCTTGCGCTGGATGGCCAGCATCAGCGCCTCCGACTTGGTAGGCCCGACCCTGGGGTCCACCTGCGCCGGTAGCATCTTGGCTTCCGCTTCACCCTTGATCGTCTCGTACTGTCCAGGCAACAGCTTGCCCTCGGTCACACCGAGGGCGGACATCAGGTCACGGTACGCTTCCAGCCGCGTGCCAAACCTCGCATCGTGCTCCGCGCGACGTAGCGCCTCGGCGTGTGCTGGCACCAGCGGCGGCTCGGGGAAGCGCTGCTCCTCGATGCGGCGCTCGCGGGCGGCGCCCAGCGTCGGCGGGCCGTAGTCCACGGTCGCAACAACCTCGGGGGCCTTGACTTGGTTGCGCTTGGCCCACGCGTCGTAGCGTGCTTGCGTGAGCTTCTTCGCCGCAAGCAAGGCGTCCATCCGCTCCTTCGTCAGCGTTGACGTGGGCTCCGCCATCTCATGCCACCTGACCCGCTGCGCGCTTCCAGGCAGCGTACCGCTCGCCTACCTTGCGGCGCACCTTGGCGCCCATCTTGTCCGCATCCGTCGCACCCGCCGCTTCGAGCTCCTTGCGCTCCTCCTCCTCGAGCGCGCGCAGGTCGGCTTCGAAGGGGTCCTCGGCCGGTGGCGTCGCCCCCTCGAAGAACTTCGTTCGCGGCGCCCCCTCGAAGAACTTCGTTCGCGGCGCCGGCTTGGCGGCGGCGCGTGGAGCTGGGGCCTTGACACCCGCAGCGTCCAGCATGCGTTCGAGGCGCTCCTCGGCGGTTTCTGTCGAGAACTCACGGGGAGGCTCGGCCTCGGCCTCCAGCACGGGGTCCGGGACGCGCCCCTCACGGACGCGCTTGCGCGCGAGAGTAGCGCGCGTTGTATCCTCCATCGAGGCAGGGGCTGAAGCTGGCACGTCGAGCTCGTCGCCAGGCTCGATCGCCTCGGCCTGCCGCTGCATCTCCGACGGTGGCCCCTCCTCCCGTAGCGCCTGCCGTGGCGTGCGCAGCGCCTCGGCAGCACGAGCGCCGGGAGCTGCGGGTTGCCGTGGGAACGGCCCCGGCGTGGTGGGGCGGGGCGCACGGGGCATGAGCTGGTCGTAGGGGGTGGGGCGGGTGTCACCGAACTTGGCGCCACGGAGCCGCTCGATCTCCTGGTTCAGCTCGTCGATGCGCCCGCCGAACTCCGGGTCGTAGCCGCCACCACCTGTCGCGGCCTGCCGCAGCCCAGCCAGCCCGTCGGCCACCTGCCCAGGGATGCCGCCACCACCTGCCGGCGCGCCCTGCATGACGGCGCCGACCTGGGCCGGGGTGCCGCGAGCGCCGGTGCTCGTCTCCACCGAGTACGAGCCGCCGGGTGTGACGTTGAACTCCTCGGACGCACCGGGGGAGGGGATCGCGATCTCCCCGAGGTCCACCCCCAGCGGGCCGGGGTCCTCCCCCTTGCCCCGGGACGCATCCCGCACCACCTCGATCCCCTCGGCGCCGGCGGCAAGCTCACGTTGCACGGCGGCTTTGCCCATCCCTTGGGCGGTGTCCATCCACTTTCGCCCTTCCTGCTCGGCGTTGCGCATAGCGTCCTGGGCCGTCTTGGTGTCACCGGCCTGGATGGCGGCTGCTGCCACCGCCACATGGTTCTTGAACGCAATCCTCGCCTCATCGGCGGCTGGCGACTCCGGCAGCTTGTCCGCAAGAATGCGAGCCTCGGACAGCTTCATCTGCTGCACGCGAATGTCCTTCTTCAGCTCCGCCAGCTTGATGCTGTTGTCCTCTGCCGACATCGCCAGCTTGTTGCGCTGCTCCATCAGCGCGGTCTTCTCACCCATCAGGTCGGCGATGGCCTTAGCCCGCTGACCCTCGGCGGTCGCCTGACCTTCCAGCCAGTAGCGGTACAGGTAGCGGGCGTCCTCAAGGCGCGTGCCCAGGTAGCCCTCGACCCACGAGGTAAAGGCGTTGCCGGTGAATGGCGCCTTGCTCACCTGGTAGACAGTGCGGGCGGGGGCGACGCCTGAAGCTGCGATGGTTTCCACGGCCACGAGAACCTCCTACACGGGGGGCGGAGCGGAAGCAGCAGCCTCCATCTCCGTCACCGCTGCCTGTTCGAGCAATTGACGCAGCCGGGCTACTTGCGGGTCTTGCAGGTTCTCGCCGGCGAGTGCCTGCTGGAAGATCCGCTGTGAGTCCGGAGCGGCCAGGAACGTAGACATTTCGCGCTGAAACGCCTCGGTAGCCGCTGGGGCAGCGGTAGCGGCAGCCTGAGTAGTGGTCGTCTTCGCCACAGGCTGCGAGCCGAACGTACCGGTGGCCTTGTTCGTCCCAGGTGGTGCGCCGCCCATCTCACCCAGCGCCTTCGCCGACATGTTGATCGTCTTCCAGAAGTTGTCTTCGATCCCCTGCACCCGGTTGGCCTCCGCCGCCTTTCGCGCGTCCATCTCCGCGATCTGCGCTGCCTCTTTCGCTTCGGACGCTTGGTCGAGCGCCGCCTGCACCTGCTGACCGGACGAGCCGAGCATCTGCGCCGACTCCGAGCGCATCGCCGACAGGTCCCGCCCTCCCAGACGTCCACCAGCCGCAAGCGCACGAGCCTGCTGTTGCTGCACCTGCGTGGCCGCCGCCTGCACCGGGGCCTGTAGGTCACGCGCACGCTGCTGGTACTCCTCGTCGGTGAGGCCGAGCTGGCCCTTGGCCTGCAATCCTTGCAGGTTCTCCAAGGCGCGGATGTTCTCCTTGTCGAACTTCGACTTATGCAGGAGCCCCCATGCCCCTTGAAGGAAGGCTGGGCCGGTGGCCAACAGTCCTTGTCCCGCCGGGCTGGAAAGCGCTTGTGTCGCCGCCGCAACTGCTGGCCAGACCATGGCTATTCCCCCTTGATGACCTCGATGCCCAGGTGCCGCTGCATCACCGAAAGCTGGAAGGCTTCCGCGTGCGTGTTGGTGTCTCGGTTGTAACACACGCCCACGTCGTAGGTCCCCTCCTGCCCGGCGAGGACCACAAGGCTGCCGATGACCGAGAACTGGTGCCGGGGCTCGGGAGCCAAGATCATGCGCTCCGTCCCGGGGATGATGGCCGGGACGGCGGTAGGGCCGTCCTCGACGCGGCGCCACCGGAGGTGGAAGGAGCCGAACCGGATCGGCGTCGTCGCCCCGTTCTGCGCGTGGTGCGCGTACCACTGCGCGGTGATGCGGATGGTACTCGGCACGTCGATGTACAACCGACGGGACAGCCGCTCGACAGGCGCCCACTCCGCTTCGAGCGTGCACAGGTTGGGGAAGATGGGGTAGCGGTCGCGGATGAGCCCGAACCCACGCCCCTCGGATGGCGTGTCGATCGGCCTGGGGATCGGCGCTGGGGACTGGCCACCCGTGGCGTACAAGATTTGCGCGAAGTCGCCATCGAACCAGTACTCCGGCACGGCGTAGAAGTCCGGGCGATACGCCTGCTCGGAACGCAGGCTGTTGTTCTGGAAGTCCGCCAGGACCCACCCGCCGGTCATGTAGGTGCGGATAGCGGCCAGAGCGGTGGCCACGTTCACGCTCATCACGTCACCGTCGGTGAACACCTGCGTCGGGGTCGGCATCAGACCTTCCTGAACACGTCGGCTTCGACGCGGGTATTGCTGACGCGGACAAGGCCGGAGCAGGCGAGCTCTGGCTCGATGTTCTCGATGGTTACCGCTGTCCCGGTGCTGTTGTAGAACGTTGAAAACGTGGTAAGCCCGGTGCTCTCCGGCTCCGCCACACTGGTGGTGGTGCGCACCTCGGAGAACGCATCCGGCGTGGCCACCGTGTCGATGTTGTACGTGAGCCGAAGCTGTACCGTAGTGCCGCCGGGGATCCCGTACACTGGGCCGAGGATGACCGTTGGGAAGTCCACACTGGTTCGCACCCGCAGACGCTCGCCAGGACGGACAGTGAACGGGCCGGGCAAGATGACTGCCGCTGCGCCAGGGATAGGGAGGAACGCCTGGGCAGGGACAGCGCTGGCAGTGCCGGAGGAGTCGTCACCGAGGAATGAGGCGGGGCCTTCGTCGTCGGCGAAGTGCCGGTAGCGGACCCCTTCCTCGGCATAGTTGAGGTCGCCGATCTCCCCAGTAGCGGTGCGCACATCGTCACAGAAGTCCTCCAACCACGAGGACTCCCGAGAGCCCCCGGGTCGCTTGAACTCGTAGGCAACGCGCACACTCATCGCTTCACCTCCCGCACCCAGAGTTGCCTAGCGTGGAAATCCCGCTCCCAGGCGGTATTCACCACTCCTAGGCCGGGGTTGTCGGTGTGTGCGAACTGGATCGATACGACGTGCGCGCCACCACCGACCGGCACCTCGGCGGTACACCACCAATGGCCATCAGGCCCAAAGCTGGTGGGCCCGCCCATGACCGTACGGCTGCCGTCGATACAGGCCGCAAACACCATCGGGTATTCGAGCGTGGCATTGCCGTCGAACCATCCGGAGGTTTCAATCTGCAGGAACGCGTCCTGCGTCTGCGTGTTGATCGACAGGCCCGGCACGTCGAACCATGCGGACGTCGGCGTCTCGGCGTCCCCGCTCACCACCACCGACGCCGTAGTGCGTTCCACCCCGATGTTCTGCAGCGCCCCGGAGGCCACCTTCGCCGATGTAAGCAGCTTGTCCTGCAAGTTGTCGTGGTCAATGCGGCCGTTGACAATGCCGGCGATCTCCGCCATCTCCTCCTGGATGTTCCCAGGAGCGGCGACGTCGTTGCCGTCGATGACAGCGCGGGAGAACGGTTTCACGGCGTCAGTCCGGCGCGGACCTGCTCGGCCGGCGGGGATTGGACGATCGCCCGGACCCCCACAAGGGCAAGACGGCGGCTTGATAGCCCGACACCCAGAACTCCGGCAATGTCGAGCGAGTGCTCCAGCGCTGTCTGCCTCCAGGGGTCGATGCGCACCCGCACCGGCACCACGGTGTCCCACACTTCATCGGGGCCCCATACCGCCACACCCCACAGCGGCGGGCCTTCGTAGTCGGGGCGACCGCGGTCGGGGTCGAGCGCCCACTTCACCTCGGGGTCTGTAGTCGGCGTTACACCGCGGTCGATGTATGATGTGACGCTCAGCTCGTGCTTGCCCTCGCCCATGACCAGAAGCTCGGCGTGCATCAGCGTCGAGCGCTGCGACAGGTCGATAGGGCCTAGCTTGTACCGCACGGTCCGGCTGTTGTCGTATCCCTGGCTGACGTGGTAGACACCAGATCCCCCGCCAAGGAAGAGGTCAGCACGGGCGTCGCTCGTCTCCACCATCGCTGTGATCGGCGTGGAAAGTTTTCCGCCACTTGCGATGTATTCCTCCCGAATACTCCAAACCCCCGAAGGGTAGTGGAACACCAACCCCAGGTCTGGCTCGTTGCTCCCCGTCGAAGGGACGTGGAACCAGACCTCTCGCTTGCGGCGGTGGATGGACCCTACGGCGGAGATCAACGCCGTCCGATTCACCCGCCCCCAGGTGTCCTGGACGAAGTCGCCCAGGTATTGGGGAGTCGTCGGCGAGCCCGCCTCGAGCGAGGCGGTGAGCAGGAACGGGCCCTGGTCGGAGAGGGAGAGCAACCCCATGCCGGGGACTTCGATCACCACCGGACACGAGGCGCCGGTCTGCTCGGTGAGGGTGTTTATCTGAAACTCGCCCGTCTGTGTCTGCGTGATGATTGAGGTAGACCGTTCCTTATAGATGATGACCGCGTTGCGGGTCGCCTTGATGGCGATGGACGGTCCGTTCCCGGCCACCGGCAGCCAGTTCTGGGGAGGCACCTGCTCCACGAACTGCGCTGCACTGATGAACACGCGGTCGTCCGTGCTGGTGATGAAGAAGAAATGCCCAGCGAACAGCGCAACCCCACGAACCCGGGAGGGGATCACTCCGCTGAAGGTCGGGTCGAGCAACAGCCCGAGCTCGCTGTCGGCGTGGTCGTCGATCCACAGCGACGCCTCAAGAGGGGAGATCTCCGCAAGCAGGTAGCAGGGGGGCTCGGTGCCATCGGTTGGCAGGTTGAAGGAGTCCACGGAGCGCCAGATCCTGACGGCCTGGACGTTCGCCGGGGCTCCCTGAGCTTGCACCGCCACCGACACCTTGCGGGTCAACGTCTCGGTCAACACCGGGTCGCGGCTCTGGAACTCCACCCAGGTGACGGCGCTCGGGGGACTTTCCATCCCGAGATCGTTTACCCAGGTCACCCGGTACGCGTACTTCCAGGCGGTGGTGGCGATGAGCAGCGGGTCTGCCCGCAGGCCAACCCCCCGCTGGTGGTCGTTGCTCGTCCCGGCGGAGATCGAGAACTGCGGTACCCCGTATGCTTGGTCCTCGAGTGTACCGTTCTGTGCGCTCACCGTCGGAGGTGGCGGCGGGCGGTCGAACCCCACTGCCATCTTGCGCCGCCCGTTCCAGCGCACCGGCGGGTTGTGCTGGCTGAAGACGTAGTGCCAGTTGCCGAACTGGATGTGGGTCGAGCGGGCTGCGGGGACGTCCAAGATCCTACGGTCGTCGGCGAACGGGACGATGACGCCAGACGGCCAGTGCACGTAGCCCAGGAACCCAGGCGCCCCGGGCGCCCCGTACTCGACAATAAGCTGCCCCACGCCGTTGTGCGTCGAGAACCAGCCCATGGACTGCACTTTCGATGCAGTAGCCACCACCAGTGCCGTCCCCGGCGCGGCCCTCCACACCCCGGCATCGAGGCACATGTTGACCACCTCCTCCGCCGCGCCGGCTGGCGGATAGAGACGCTGGTCCATGCCCCGCAAAGGGATGTCGATGGACTGGCCCCTCACGAGTCCGTCCAGGTGACGTTGTACTCGAGCGGCCGGTAGTTGGCGTTGTCCCAGGAGCCGCTCCGCACCCGGGGGCCGTCATCGGTGGAGAGGTAACGGCGCTGCATCATGCCAAGCACCTCTTCGTACCGGGCGGTGTGATGCTTCGCGAGATCTACCGCTCCGCGCCGAGCGGCGATGTCGGCGACAACCTTGTGCACGATGAGCATGTGCCCCTCGTCGGGCATCTCCGGCACATCCTGGTCGTTCACCAGCCGCTTCGGTCGCGCGAGGTAGCGCACCTCCACGTCCGTGGTGCTCTCGGGGCGCGGCCAGAGGCGCAACCACTGGTAGGACGGCGTCTCCCGCAGGTTGCGGTCGAGAGTCGTCGGGTCCAGGGCCTCCTGAATGAGCGGCTCCACGGCCTGCCCGCCCGCGTCGTCGTACGTGGTGGTGGCCGGGTTGTCGAGCACGGCGATCCGTCGCCACGGCCCTTCAAGCACCCGTCGGTAAATGTACCTCTGCCGCCCGAAGTCGTTGTCGTCGAGCACTTCAAGAGTCAGGCGCACTGTGTCGCCTATTTCCTCCACAATCGCCTCGGCGAACGGGGAGGGGCCAGACTCCATGCCGCCAAACACCCAGGTGTAGCAGTACGTCAGACGTTTGCCGAATGCCGCCGCCGTCCAGAACGCCGGCAGGTCCTCGATCGCAGCGCTCAAGCCCGTCGGGGCTTCAGGCGCGTTCGCTCGGGCACCACCCGAGGTCACCTGGTGCGGGTACCCCTGCGCGCCTGCAAGCGCCATGGTGGCGCCGGGGGTGTGGCCCACGCCCACCACATCCACCGACCAGACGTGCGGCGTGCCGGTGTCGTCGGGGTCCAGGTCCAGCATGGAGTTCTCCCGCGCCGAGTCCCACGCTTGGAGCACGCGGCGCGTCACGTTGTCGCCCTCGAGCACCACCACTCGGTCCACCTGCGCGCAGTCCCGCGGGAGCGCGTACCGTAGAAACTGGAGGCTCCAATCCCCAAGCCACCCGCTTACCTGCGGGTTGGTGTTGAGCGAGAACCGTGGGTCCAGGTAGAGTTCGAAGCCCGTCGGTTCCCCCAGCGTAGCCACCACAGTGCAGCGCTCAACGATGAACTGGTCGGTGCCCCAGCCGTTGTCCACGAGCCCAAGGACATCACGCATGGACTCCGGCGGAGTCACCGGGTTGTTCAGCATCGCGTTTACGAACTGGGCGGCCCGTCGCCGCGACACGTTCGTCGCGAAGTCACCGGCCGTCAACGCCGTTACCGTGATGTGGCGCACCGGCACTCCCACCTGGGAGATCGTCCACCCGTCGAGGTTCCACGCGAGGTCGGCGAACGCCGCGAACCGGTACGTCCGGTAGCGGAACGTCCAGCGGTGCATAAGCAAGATCTCCGCCAGCACGCGGTTCATCGCAGCGTACATGTCGATGCGGTGCTGCTCGGCGCCCGGCGCGAACTGGATCTCGTACTCGATCTGGCTCCTGGTTTCCTTCGCGTTCATCGCTCACTCCAGAAACGGGACAGCCCAGCAAGCCAAGCCTGCTGGGCCGTCGCCTAGCGAGAAGATTGACTCCAGGCGATCAGTACAGCCAGGCTTGACAGCGGTTTGCGGCAGCAGCGGTGAGCGCCACCGCGAACCCACGTTGCGTGGTAGCTCCGGCCGTCTCAGCCCGGCCGGCAGTAGCGCTCTGCTGCAGGAGGTCGCCCGCTGCAACGCCAGCATCCACGTTCAGCGATGCCACGTAGCCATGGAGCGTCGCCATGCCCCAATCGCCTACTGCGATCGCCTCGTTCGCCGAACCAACAACCCGCGGGCTGTCGGCAACGGCAGGCCCCTGCGCCACCCACTTGCCGACAACGAACCCGGCGGTGACCAGGTCGAGCTGCAGGGTGTCGCCCACAACGATCGGCGTCGCGGTGCCGTTGTAGACGAGAACGCGGTCGGCGTACTTGTCGGCGTCCAGTCGGGAGCCGCCAGGGACAGGAGCAACCTGCTGGGCGCCAGTGCCGAGGTCGTCCGTGGTGGTTCCAGCGTCGTAAGTGATCAGCGGCATTGGAAGCTCCTAGTACGTCTGGAGGTCAACGATGACCCCCGACGTTCCGAAGTAACGGCAAACGTTCTGGCCAGCGTCCACGGTGTACGCGGCCCGGGTCGGCGACCCAGCAGCCCACATCGCCTGCAGAGGGATCTGCTTGTCGAAGTACCCGCGCTGGGCGTTGTACTTGATCTGCTCGTGGTCGATCAGAAGGATCGACCAGGGGTTCGCGGTCGTCGCCGAACCTGCGGCCGGCATGTTGTTAACCACGCACGTCGGGAACCCGCGCATCTCGAACTCGAGCTCGGCACCTGACTGCGAAGCGCCCTTCACCGCGGAGCCGCCGTAGCGCTCCTGGGCCACCAGCCCGCGATGGTAGAACTCCGCCACCTCGGCGGTAACGTACCAGCGCCACTGCGCGTTCTTCATCCGGCGGTTCTGGGCGCGCAACTTGACGCGGTCGATGCCGATGAAGCCGTTGGTGGAGAAACTATTGGCGCCGTCGAAGAACTGGTTGTTGAAGCCAGGAAGGGCGGCGAACGTGGCCTTCGAGAGGTTGTGCACAGTGTTGGTCTGCGCGCCCACAGCGGCGGCTTCGATGATGCCGTCCGTGTTGTCCGCGCCGTTGACCGGCACGAGGTCATCCCACGCAGACACCGTCCCCAACAGAGATGCCTGCTCGTACTCTTCGAGCCGCGCCATCTTGTTGTCCATCATCCTCTCTTTGAGGATGTTGATCATCGCGGTCCGCCCGCGATTCTGGATCTCCTCCTTCAGGCCGATCACCAGGGGGCGAACCCCGATGCGGTCCTCGAAGAAGCCGGCCTTCAGCGTGGGCCGGATGTTGAACCGGATCGGCTCATAGCCGGTCTTGATGGCGGTAGTCTCGGAATGACGCCGAACACTCCACTCGACCGTGGCCTTGATGCCACCTTCCCGTTCCTCGACCTTGTTCTGGAACATGTACTCGGCGAACCGGTACGGAATGTCGATGCCGTTCGCCACTTCCTTGCTGTGCTCGAAGGCGGCGGCGGCGAACTCTTCATCACCGAGCGTAAACGCGGTGGCCATACGAACCTCCAGAAGAGAACTGGTACGATTCGCTGCGCCAAGCGGTCAGGGCCTTGTCCATACGGGGGCGCTGATTGTCGTCACGCGACAGCGTTGCTGTCGGAAACGCTAACGCGCAGTGCTGGCTGGGCGCAAGTCCTTGCGCTGTTCTTGCAGCAGCCTCACCCGCTCGTCTGCGGACATACCCATGAACCTAGCCCGCGTTTCAGGGTTCTTCCGAAAGTAGTCAGCCAACTCCTCCGCCGTCGCCTTCAACGGGATCGGCGCCTCCGGCGTGCGGGGCGGTGCGCCTCGGCCACCGGACGGGCGCATCACGATCCCCGCGGTGCGGGCACGCGCTGCCTCCTCCGCCTCACCGGCGGCCATCTGGCGACGGTGCAGGTGCAGGACCAGTAGGTCATCGAGCACCGGCTTGCGACCGTCTTGAAGCTGCTGGATGTAGTCGTCCTCTAGCGCCGTGACGAACTCTGACGGCAAGTCCTTGGCAGCCAACCCGTCGAACCATGACTGGACCCCGGCGGCCTCGGCATCTACCGCAGCCTTCGCCTTGTTGGCGTTGAGTGACGCCTCTTTGTCGGAGCCGGCCTTCGAGAGCGCTGCCCCAAAGGCTGCCATCCGCGCGTGAGTCTCCTGCGCAGTGACCCATCGGATGTAGCCGTCAGGGTCCGTGCGGGAATCTGGGCCAGCGTCTGGTGGCGCATCCCCCAACAGCTTCGGATCTCCGTACAGCTTCAGCATCTGGGCGCGCTCTGCTTCCCACTCCGCGCGCGCAGCCTGCAAGGCCATGCGCTCGGCCTCGAGCTGGCGCTGCGTGGTGGCGGTGGCCGTCGTGGAGCGGGTCATCGCGGCCCGCATCCGAGCCATGTTCGCCTGGCCCTTCGGACCGAGCGCCTCAAAGTCCTCCCTGCTCATCTTCAGCGCATCGGGCTCCTTCTCCAGCAACTCGGCGATCGGCCGAAACACCGGCTCGTCTGGGGCCAGGAGATCGACCTCCTCCACCTCTGGCCCCGGTGTCTCATCCCCTGCCGGGGGCACAACCGCTACTTCTTCTCCTTCCATCGCGACCTCCTAGTAGTACGAGCTGCGCGCCTTCGCAGCGCGCTCGCCGGGCTTACCCTTCGAGGCGCTGGCGGGCGGTGCGGGTGCTGGCGACGGCTTGGCCATGCCGGCATCACGCTTGGCGGTGGCGGCACGGGCTCCAGGCTTCGGCGGCATCGGTGGCTCCTTCGGTGTGCGCGTGGCGGCCTTGGGACCGGCAGACTCGCGAGCCCCGGTGTCCCGGGCGATGAGCATCAGCTTGTCGGTCGCCGACTCCAGCCCCTCCGGCGAACTGGCGGCTTCGTCGGCAGAGAAGGAGATCTCCGGTGGCGCCTGGTTCTCGGTGAGAAAGTCGCTCACCACCCGCAGGCCCACGTACAGCCCCTGGGGGAGCACCGTGCCACCCTCGAACGGGCCGACCGGGGGCAGGGGCACCTTCTTGCCGCCCGACAGCGCCGCGATGGCGCTCTCCAGCGCCTTGCCCGCCATAGTGACCTGGGCGGAGTCGAACGGCTCGGGCGACTCCGGCACCATCGACCCCACCATGTCGGTGGTGGCGGCAGCGGTCTGGTCCTCGACGGCCTCGACCTGGGCCAGCCCCTCCTCCTCCTCCGGCGTCAGTCCTTCCATCACAGCCTCCCTTCGCGCGCTCGGCGCTTGATCTCCGCTGCCTCGTCCTGCATCTGCCGCTCGTGCTGGGCCATGTACTCCCGGTAGGCCGGGTGGCTCTCCAGCTCCAGCTTACGCCGAGCGCGCCCTTCTCGCTCCTCCTCCCAGCGGCGGCGCTGCGCGCGCAGGAGGGCCTCGTGATCGTTCCCGAGCTCGACGAGCCCGCGCTCCTTCATCACCCGCTGCCGGTGCTGCTCGCTCTCCAGCATGAGGTCGAGCCCCCGGTCAAACCGCGGATACTCGTTGATGTGCGGGAGCTGGGCAACACCAACAAGCCGGCTGAAAGCCGTGCCCTCGCAGCCCGGACAGGAGATCCGCATGTCACCTTCCTGACGCTCCACAACTCCCACGGCCTCTCCGCGCATCACGAGCACTTCGTACACGCGTCGGCACTCGGTGCACTCGCGGAGCTCGATCGGCATCAGCCCACCCCCGCAGCGCGCGCTGCCGCTGCTCGCCCCACGGGGTTGTTCAGCAGCGATGGGTCATCGGTGATCGGCGCTTCACCACCACCAGCCGGAGGGGGCGGTGAAGAAGCCGGAGCCGGAGGGGGCGGAGGTTCGGGAGGCGGCTCGGCCTTCGCCAGTGGCAGGTTCTCGAACCTTAGCGACTCGGGCAGCCCGAACAGCGTCAGAACGTGGTTGTACAACGCCGCTGCCGCGCCTCGAAGCTTCGGAGAGGCCTCAGGCATCGTCGCCCCCTCGATGAGTCCCTTGAGTAATGGCTCGATCTGCGCGAACTCCATCTTCCTCTGCTGGGAAGCCATCGGCGTGATGGCCCCGTCCGCCATCGACAACACCCAGCGACGCGCCAGGTCCGCCTTGGTCAGCTTCACCATCCTGCCGTCCGGCAGGACCACCTTGAGCCCTTCGCTGCCCACCCGGTCCGACAGGAGCTTCAGGTAGTTTCGCCCCAACTCGGTCAGCACCGCGTCCGCCGAACGCCGCATCCGGCCGATCATCGTCTCGGTGTAGCTCGACAAGAACTGCACCTCGGTGGCCGACAGGTATTGTCCAGGCGTCCCCCGCGACATGCCAGCCGTGAGCTGCACCTGCGGGATGGCCTTCTCCAGCATCGCCCGGTACTCGAGCACACCGGAGTGAATCGGCTGTTGCTCCACGAACTTGAACACGCCCTCAAGCGTCTCACCTTCCAACCCAGCCATCACCATGTCGTCGCCGCGCTCGATGGCCTCCAGAACCGTGGCATCCACGCCCTTGTTCTTGAGGTACGCCAGGACCCGACCCATCGTGCGCCGGTACCCCGTGGCCATGTCGGAGATCAGGAAGTTCATCTCCGTGTTCAGGCGGTACAACGACAGGGCCGGTGCCAGGTTGTACAGCACATGCTCTACAGGGTTGTCCACAACCAGGGGGATAAGCATGTTCATTGGCTCTTGGTCAGCCGTGAGCGGCAGTTTAAGCGCCTTGTTCTCCCCCTCGGCGAACACCTCTTGGATGTCAGCTCCGCCCGTCTCCGCGTTGCCAACGGTGAAAAAGCGCAGCAGCGGCTCGTCCTCGCTCATGTCGTACAACTCGAGCAAGCGAACGTGGTCCAGAATGGAGCGCACCCCGTGCTCATCGTTGAGCACCACCTTCACCACGCTTGGCAACATCACAAGCTCGCAGACCTCGGGCTTGCGGCCGAACTGCCCCTCGAACTCCTCGCGCGTGATGTGGCGGAGATAGCCCTTGTACCGCATCGACCGCTTCGTGCGGACACGGCGATCGAAGACCACCTCCCACGGCATCGTCGCCTCAATCCAAACCGACCGATGGGCCACTTTAACGTGGTCGTCCACGCCGATCTTGAAGGCGCCGGTGCCCTCGTACAGCAGGGCCACCTGCAGCCCCTGCGATGTGGTCGTTTCGATGTCGGAGAGCCGGAAGTAGGCGTTTATCGCCTCGGCCACCGCTTCGACCTTGGGTTGAGCGATCTTCTCCTCGAGAGGATCTGCGCGGTTCGCGAACTGCACGCCCTTGTAGTACAGGCTGGCCAGGAAACTCAACGCCCAGGGTCGCAACAGGTTAATCTCGACCTTGGTTTTGCCCTTGTCGATGGCGGCGGCGCTGAAGATCGGGTCGAGCGGCAAACGCTGCAGCGACGACCAGAAGCGGTCAGCATACGCGCCACCGATGCGTTCCCACATCGGGGTCATGGTCTGCACCCACTGCTGGTGGGTCCGCACAATCTCTGCAACGTCTGCTTTTTCGATCACTACGCCATCCTCCCCGTGGTGACCATCTCTCGCAGGCGGCGACTCCGAGCTGCCCGCGCCTCATCCGGAGTCCAGAGTTGCGCGCGAGTCCTCGCGCGGAGCTTATCACGAGCGCACCAGACGGCGAGCATCCACGCCATGGCGGAGTCGTCGTGGTGGTCGTCTGGGGCGGTAACGTTGCCCTTGTCGTCCTCCCGCATGTCGCTGAGCTGCGAGACGATGACCGCGTCGAACAGCCAGGACTCCATCCTCACCGGGGCCTCCTCCCACTGCGTCGCCACCGCCTGCGGATTGAACACCCCGAGCGTCAGCAGATCTTTCGCCAAGTCCACGAGGCGGTCCTTGGTGGCGATCGAGCCGCGCTGCGTCCAGAACGGCTTGCCCTTCGCGTCGGTCCAGAGGTTGACTCCCAGCCTGGACATCTCGGAGAACACCGACGCGCCGTGCCGGTTGGCCTCCACCAGCGTCAGCGCTCGGTTGTACTTCGCCGACAGCTTGGCGCCGATGCGGGCCTGCTCGTGGGGGCCGGTGCGGTTGTCCCGCCAGCGGGCCACCAGCTTGCCGTCGTCGCGCAGGACCACCACCACCGCGTAGTCCCGCCCCACGCCGCCCGAGGTGTCCATGCCGATGAAGTACAACCGCCCGGGGATCGGCTCCTCGAGCATGACCAGCGCCTGCTTGTCGGTGCGGGGATCCGCGTACGCCGTCAACCGGTTCAGCACCTCGACGGGGAAGAACTGCGAGCCGGTGACGTAGAACGGCTCGTGACGGTTGCTCGGGTAGTTCTGCCGGAACTGCTCCGGGTCCACCTTCTCATCGTCGAGCTTCTGCCGACGCCAAACTAGGTGTGCGTCAGTCAGCCCCTCGGCGGCGTACAGCCGCAGGAGCTCGTCCTCATCGTCGGTACGCTCCCACTTGTCCGGTACTGGCGCCGTGTTCTCGTCGGTGTAGAACCAGGAGAAGAACAGGAACGCCCAGGCCGGCGACTCCCAGGCGACCTTGCAGAGCTCGTGGAACAGGCCATGCGGGCCGTGCGCGGTGCTCTCCACCACGGTCTTGCTGAACCCCGGCTTCTGCTTGATCGTGGCGTTGGTGGACGCCCACACCTGACGGTCCACGCCCCGACCGTTCACCGATGCGGAGCCCTGCGGGTACGAGCCCATCTCGGTGTAGTGCTGGTGCTGGTAGGTGAACGACTTGCTCTGCGACCGCCCGCCGGCCATTCGTTGCCGAAAGCTGCACTTGCCGAGCGCGATGTGGTTGGCGGTGTCTTTCGTCACCTGCGGCCGGAAGCGGGACGGGACCGACTGGATGGCCACTCGCAGTTTCTCGTTCAGCGAGGCGATGGCGTCTGACTCGTGTGTGAGCTGGATCACACCTCCGCCGTCGGGGCAGGTCAGCACGTACCAGAGCAGCGCCAGTGACGCGACGGTGGTCAAGCCCTGCTGTCTCGACTTCTCCACCAAAATACGGTCGTGCGTCAGGAAGGCAGCCAGGAAAGCAAGTTGTTCTGGCCACAGCTTCCCGAGCGGCTGCGTCACATGGTCCTTGGTCGTGATGTTGAACCGCGGGATCGTCCAGTACGGATCCCAGAACCGCGGCTCCACTACCGCACCCGCGTGAGTACGCCCCCGAGCGCCAGGTCCGCGGCGCGGGTGAGCGCCACCTGGTCCCGCAGGTGGCGCAGCAAGTCGTCCTCGGGCAGGCGCAGCAGGTAGTCCAACACCTGCACCCGCAAGGCGCCGGAGTGCGCGGCCAGTCGTTCAAGCACGTCCTGGCTGTCGATCGTCAGCGCCTGCATGACCTGCCGGTCAGGACTCCACGACCCCATCGTCGGCCCCCTTTGTCCACAGGGCCTCGTCTTCGCCGCCGAGATCGACACCGTCTGAACTGGCCTTCCGATAGGCTGCAAGCGCGGTCACCATGCGGGCCGCTGCGTCGGCGCTGGGCTCCTCGCGCAGTGCGGTCATCCCGATCTGCGCGGCCTCGGCGGCGAGCTCGTCCAGCGCCCTGGTGGTGGCCGTCGCGACAACTTGCGGGGCGTCGCATCCGTGCATCGCCAGCCCCTCGACGGAGGGGCCCGGCGGGAACCTGTCGCCGCACCTCGAGCAGGGACCACCGCTGCCCGGGAGGCGAGTGACGCTCATCACGCCGCCTTGCGCGCGAGGCGCAGCCCCGCACGAGCGAAGCCGCTGGCGGCCTTCAGCGTGGCGTCGGCGCGCTCCAGGCAGAGGCTTCGGATCTTGCCGCGCTCGATCTCCTCAGCCAGTGCCTGCCGGCGAGACTCGGACTGCGTGGGGGCCGTTCGGATCTTCTCATGCGCAGCAGACGGCGCAACGTGCCGCTCCGCCACCCAGATATCGGCGGCCACCATGCGGGCGAACGCCGCTCGGATGACCGGCGACACCTGGGGGTCTACGAGGACTAGAACCTCTTCGTACAGTGCGTCGAGCTCTTCCTCGCGCTCGCCAAGCAGGAGGATGTCGGCGGAGTTACGCATCGGCTGACGCCTGACCGACCTTGCGAGCGGTCCGGGCCTTCTTTGGGCGCGGCTCCGGAAGCGCCACTTCCCTGCCGGCGTACTTATCCACCGCCTGCATGCCGCCCAGCCGGTCCTCGGGGATCCCGTCCGGGTACTGCGACAGCATGAATCGCCGGTGGATCGCCTCGGCCTCGCGGATCTGCTGCTGGACGAGGTGCGGAGCATGGGCGAACTGGCGCGAGGCGATGAACGCCGCTTGCGGGTTGTCGCCTCGGTTGTACTCCTGCCGCAACTTGTCGTACGGCGGGGCGCCGGTGACCTCGAGCCACACGACCACGATCCTCAGCTTCTCCACAACCGTCGCCGTGCGACGAGTGCGCTGGAGAAGCCTCGACTCCTCGGCGCTCTCGAACGACGCGTGATCCTTCGCCGGGTTGTAGTCCGGATTGTCTTCCAGCGCAGTGCCGGGGACCTCGGCCGTCTCGAACTTCAGCGCGCAAGGGCGCCATTCGCCAGTCAGTGCGAGCGCATGAGCCTCCTGGCGCGCCCACATCGAGGCCATGACCATGTCGTACCACTCGTCGGCAGTGCGCTGCCCCACCACCGCCGCCACCGTGAAAGTATCCCGAGTCACCCGGGTTTGGTAGCGAATGATGCCAGCCACCAGTTGGGCCACCTTGTTGCGCTGCTCGTGGTCCAGCGTCCAAACCGTCGGCGGGTCCACGAGGTACAGCCCGCACTTCGCGTGCTTCGGCGCAGGCTCGTCCAGTGCCGCCAACGCCTGTTGCACCATGTCCTGCAACGTGGTCACGACCACTGCCCCAGGGCGGCGCTCGGGGGCCGCGCCGTCGATCAAGTCCAGAACGCGCCGCGTGCGAGGGGTGGTCATCGGTTGCCTCGCTGGAGGTGTACCCCGAGCGCCACGGGCACGTCAAGTGTCACTTCGGGTCACTTCTCCTTGGGGAGAGTCTCCGTGGTCCAATGGTGGTAGAACTTCCACCCCCACTCGCCCGAGGCGCATGACATCGCGTATTTGGCGACCACCAACCCAGGCTTGCGCCGGACAGCCACCATAACTCCAGCCTGGTTGCGCTGGCGTACAACCCGGGCCCCTTCGCAGTCCTCCACCCGTAGATCACGGTCCGGGTAGCAGGCTCGTTTCTCCACTGCCATCACGGTGACGAAGTCATGGCCGGCGTGGACAAAACACCACGCTTTGCCGTCCCTGGCCCACATTTTGTACCGGTTCGGCGTGCGTCCAGTCTGCTGCCTCCAGACGTCGTCCACTGTTTCGCCGGTCTTCTCGTTGAACAGCATGGTACCTCCTTGTGTGTTCACCCTTCCTCACCTGGTTCCCGGTCCCTCGGCGGCGCGTCCCGCAGGCCGGACAACGCCGCTTGACCCTCTGGCAAGGCAAGCCACTGCAACAGCCAGTCCCGGCCGCCGTGGCCAATCTGCGAAGCGCGCTTGCCGCGGTAGTTCCGGAAGCGGCCACACAACGTGTCCACCTCCTCCTTCGTCGGCCTCCCCGGCAGGTCGTTGCGGCTGGCGTGGAACCACTTGCTGTCGGCAGCGAACTCGGCGTCGTGATCTGCGGGGGGCGGGTCTGGGCGACGTTCCTTCCGCTGCGGTGGCGCCTGCTCGGCGTCATCGCCGGTCGGCACCAGGAACAACTGGCGCAGTGCGTACTTCAGACAGCCCGTCGCCGCCTTGTATGCCCCTTTGTCCGCGCCGTCCACGCCGCAGCCCACCGTCTGGATGTCGATGTACTCGCCGGAGACGTGCAGCAGCCGGTAGGTGGTGGTCATGTCGGTACGCCACTGCTCGCCTTCCTTCGCGGTCGCGCTGTGCTTGCTCACCGTCGAAGCTACCACCATCGGCAGCAGGCACAGCCCGGCGCGGGCCATGGCAGGCTGTAGCGCCTTCAGCAAGTCGGTGTCGCTGGCGTACTTGTAGTTCTGGAACTTGTTCTGCCCCGTCTCCGGCACGGCGTGCACCTCGCCCATCACCGCCACCACCGCCTTGGCAAGCTCGCTCACATCCCCTCCAAGATGCTGGCCACCTCGGCCTCATCGGGCGTCCCCTTCACCAGCTCGCGCAAGCCAAGCGCCGCCGCGTGGCGGAAAATCTCCGTATCGGGCGGGACGATGCGCAGCCCGCGCTTGACGATCTCCACCGCCTTGTGCAGCCGGCCTTCCTTGTCGTGCATGTGAAACCGCATTCACACCTCCACGCACGTTGTAACAACTCGCGCAACGTGTGGCAAGGGGTGTTGCGCATCACACCAGCCCGTGGTAGCCAGTGGCTGGAGGTGCCGATGGCGATGATCGCCGCCCTGTACGTCCGCGAGCGCGGGCCCTACGTGGGGCGCCCAGACGTGGACGCGTGGCCCGCGAGCCGCGACGCTCGGCTGTACGCCGGGCCGTGGCCGGTTGTCGCTCACCCGCCGTGTGCGGGCTGGGGGAGGTTGCGCCACCGCCACGGGTCGGGTAGGGTCGTGATGTCCACCAGGACCGCGGCTCGGCCGCCCGGCGGGAGTAGCTACCCGCCGGACCACCTGGGGGCGAGGTCCCTGGTGTCAGGCTGGATACGGTGCGAGGCGGACGGCTGGGACCGTGCGCGTAGGGCGCTGCGTGAGGTGGGGTTGGCGCTCCCGCGCGACCTGGCGATCCTCGACCTACGGTGGCTCGACCGCCAGCGGAAGGGGGCGATCCCCTCGCGGGCGGTGCTGCGCGAGCGCTGGGGGTGGACAGACCACCCGGTGCGGGACGTGCTGCGGAGCGACTGGCGCGACCCGTACAATGCGACCGAGGTCCAGCCGACGTCCAGCGAAGGTCCAGCCGACGTCCAGCCGACGTCCAGCGAAGGTCCAGAAACGCCACAAGCGAAACAGCATTCTCGCGCAAAGACGTCCAGCGAAGGTCCAGCCGAGGTCCACACGCGCGTAGTAGACACCCTTACCCTCACCCTCACACCACCTGAGAACAGGTCGCCTTCGGCTCCCGCGGACGGACTGCAGTCCATCCAGGGCAGCCAACTCCACGCCAGAACCAACACCGACAAGACCACCAGCTCGGAGAACACACCCCCCAAAGCCCCCCCGGGCTGGGCGGAGGTGTGCGCAGCCTGGAAGGCGATCGAGCCCACCAGTCGCCCGCTGAACCCGCGCAAGGGCCTCGGCGTTGCGCTGGCCGCCCGGCTGTCGGAGGTTGGCCCCGAGTCCGTGCTGGCGGTGTTTCGCTGGTACGCGGGACCGACTGAGCGCGCCACCAAACTACGGGCGGAGTTCGGCCTCAAGACGCTGACGCGGCCCGACAACTTTGCGGAGTATCTCAGCCTGGCGTCAAGGCCCGCGGCAGCGACGATGGACCCCGAGGAGGAGCCGAAAGCCTGGGCGTGGGTGGATAAACTGGTCTTGAAAGGCGCCCGCCCTCCCGACCCGCTGCACCCCGACCCTCGCAAGGCCCGAGCCCTACGTGCGGCGATCGACGCCTGCGGGGGGCTGGCCGCCATGGCACGCGCCGATGAGTTCACCACCCGCCAGAACAGAGCCACCTTCCGCAAGACCTACCTAGGAGCCTCATGAACGACTACGCCGAAGCCGAAAGCCTCCTACTCGGGAGCATCCTGCTGAACCAGAAGTGCCTGGAGGTCGCCGCTGACGTCCTCGTGCCGACAGACTTCAACAGCCTCGCGCATGAGACGTTGTTCGCGTTGCTCCTGAAGATGATGGCGGCCGGGGAGTTCATCGACAGCGTCACGGTCCCTCTGCGCGTTGCCCGTTGCTGTCGGCCAGAGGTGCTGGGCGTCGCCTACGCGGCCGAGTTGACTGACCGCGTGCCCGCCGCTGCCGCGTTCGGTACCTACCTCGGCGCTGTGCTGGAGCAGTCGCGCCGGCGGAAGCTACTGGCCGCACTGCGCGCCGCTGGTAGCGGCCTGCAGGAGCCTGGCCGGACGGCGCTGGAGGTGGGTGAGGCCGCGGTGGCGGCGCTGACCGCGGCGACATCGGACCCGATGGCCGCCGCCGGGTGGGTGCCGATCGGGACCATCGCAGCCGAGGCGATCGCTCGCGCTGACCGCATCCAGTCCGGCACCCAGCGCCCCGGGCTCCGCACTGGCATCGCTCCAATCGACGAGCTGCTAGGCGGCCTGCAACCGGGGGACGTGACGGTCATTGCCGCACGTCCCGGCGCTGGCAAGAGCGCGCTGGCGCTGCAAATCGCCGAGCTTGTGGCGTCTACCGGCGTCGGCGTCGGCGTGTTGTCGTTGGAGATGGCCGGGACTCAGCTTGCCGGGCGAATGTTGGCGGCGTGTTCGTCGGTTCCAGCCGGGAAGATTCGCGACGGCAAGCTGCTGCAGTCCGAACGCGATCGCCTCGAGGACGGGCTCGCCACCGCGGAAGGCCTCCCGCTGTGGATTGACGACGAGCCGGCCATCACCGGGGCAAGAGCCATCGCGAAGATCCGGCGTCTGTGGTCCACCACGCCCAGCCTAGGGCTGGTGGTGATCGATTACGTCCAGCTCTTGCGAGGCGACGACCCGCGGGTGAGCCGCGAACAACAACTGTCCGGTATCTCCGGCATGATCAAGGCGACGGCGAAGCAGTGTGGACTGCCGATCATCGTGCTCGCCCAGCTCAACCGCGCCGTGGACGCGCGGCGAGTCCAGAGGCCGATCCTGTCGGATATCCGCGAGTGCGGGGCCATCGAGCAGGACGCCGATCAGGTGCTCTTCCTCTTCCGCCCCGAGCTATACGACCCAACAGACGCCAGCTTGATCGGTAAGGCCGAGGTCATTGTGGCGAAGAACCGCCACGGCCCGACAGGCACCGCCGACCTGCGGTGGGTGGGCTGGCGGACCCGTTTCGAGGCTACTGGCGACGCACGACTGGCGAGCCCGGCCGCAGAAGAGCCCTACGAGGGCGAAGCCGACGGGTTCCAGCTTGAGTTCTAGGCTGCGAGAAATGTTGGTGCAACGCTAGGAGGTGAGTCATGGAGGGGATAGACCGACTGGACCTGCTGATTGCCGAGGGGCGGCTGCTCCGCCACGAGTGGCGTGGCACTGACGCCGCCGGGCGGGAGACCGCCTGTTTGCTCGCCGCGCTATCGCCGGAGGCCGGCGATGCGGGGAGCGCGGAGGCGTGCCCAGCCGAGGTAATGCCGCCTTGGCTCGCCAACCTCACGCCGTGGCTCGACGACTCTGGCTCGGCGACCGCGTGGCCAAGAATGGTCCGGCGTTTCGCCGGGCTGGCCCGCCGGTGGGGCGCGCTGACGCCGGAGGACTGGCGAGCGCTGGACCTCCAGGCGAGGGGGATCGCACTGCGCGAGGCGCGCAGCCACGTCCGCCGCGACGAGTGGGGCGTGGTGGCGGCGATCGACGAGGTGCTAGCGTGGCTGGAGGCAGGCGCGCCACCCGCCGCGAGGGCCGCGAGGGCCGAGAGGGCCGAGAGGGCCGAGAGGGCCGCGAGCGCCGCGTGGGCCGCGAGCGCCGCGTGGGCCGCGAGGGCCGCGAGTGCCGCGAGTGCCGCGAGTGCCGAGAGGGCCGCGAGCGCCGCGAGGGCCGGGAGGGCCGCGAGTGCCGCGAGGGCCGCGAGGGCCGCGAGCGCCGCGAGCGCCGCGAGGGCCGCGAGTGCCGAGAGGGCCGCGAGGGCCGCGAGCGCCGCGAGGGCCGCGAGGGCCGCGAGTGCCGAGAGGGCCGCGAGGGCCGCGAGCGCCGCGAGCGCCGCGAGGGCCGCGAGTGCCGCGAGGGCCGCGAGTGCCGAGAGGGCCGCGAGTGCCGCGAGGGCCGAGAGTGCGGACCGGATCACCGCGGCGGTGCTCGACGCGATCGAGGCCAGGATCGTGACCAGGGAGGCGGCGTGAGCGACCCTCGCCTGCTGCTGCGACTGTCGGAGGTGCCTGGCCTGGACCCGGTGGGGCTGCCTGCTCTGCCGGAGGATACCGACGGCGGCGGGCCCGGGGCGCTGCTGTGCCCTGACCCTGACTACCCGGGCGACTGGTTGGCTGGGCCAACAGCACCGGACGGCTGGGAGGACTCGCCCGGCACTGACTGCGCGTACATGACGCTACGTGTCGAGTCGCCACGACTTTCCCTCGCCGACGCCGCGACCCGCGATCGCTGCGCCCGTTGGCTCGCGGAGAGGGTGGGGCTGGAGGTCGGGGCGACGGCGCCGGGGTGGTACCGGATCGGCACGTCGCAGGCATGGGCGCTCCAGACGATCAGCGCGCCGCGGGACATGTGCTGCATCCAGTTCGCCCCCGGCCCGGTTTCGCTTGCTGCGCTTGGTGCGGTTCGCCGTCGCACCCACGACGGCTGGGGCTACGGTTCGATCGTCGCCATCGCCTCGATCGACCCTGCGGACCCGCAGGCCGATTGGCTCGCGCTCGCTGCTGTGTGTCGCCATGTTGGGGGTGAGCGATGACCGCCGCCGAGCTGGAGGAGATCCGAAGGTGGCCGGCGTCGGTGACCGGTGCGCAGGTGCGCGCACTGGTGGCCGAGGTGGACCGGCTGCGAGCGCTGGCGGAGGGGTGGCGGATGGACGCCCGGCGCGTACTGGCCGATGGCGGCCAACGCTACGTCGAGAACGAGGCCTGGGCCAACACGCTGACGCGCTGCGCCGCGGAGGTGCTCCGATGACCGCCGTGGCGGGGGTGCTGCTCGTGCCGAGTGCCGAACACAGGGAGGCGCTGATAGGCGACGGGCCGCACGGGAGCAGGGCGCCGGTGGCGGTGTTGTGGCCATTCCCTGGCGGTGGTGGACAATGGCTCACCATGGACTGCCAGCGCGGTCGTGGCGACCATGAGCACTGGTACACCGACGGCGCGCTGGTCCTCGGCCTAGCAGGGCGGCCGGTGCCGGATGGGATTGCCCGCTCATTGATGGCCTTCGAGGGGCTTAAGCAGCAACACCCACCGGTGTACCTTACGGCCTGGGACCTGCAGGGAGTGGTTGAGTGGTCGTGGGTCCTGGTCCACCTGGGCCTCGGCCGTCGTGTACTGCTCGACGCCGACGGAAGGGGGGTGGCGCCTTGAGCCCCGGCCTCGAAGCCCACCAGCAGCTTCTGCTGGCCGAGCTGGTGGCGGAAGGTGCCGCCGACCTGGCGGCCGAGCTGCGCGCCCTGCTCCTGCGCGAGCGTCGCCACGCCAGCCTGCTGCCGTCCTGTCGCGGCTGTGGCGCTGGCGGGCAGGCGGGCTCGTGCGCCGTGACTCAGGCGGTCTGCCGGTGCTGCCAGGACTGCCGGGGGCGGTGTACTGGGCCGAGATTACCAAAGTAAAGGAGGGAGCATGATTCCGAGACACCTAGAGATTTTCCCGTGGTACGCGCCGCACCAGGCTCACTGCCTGGCGGTGTACGGCTGGGCGCGGCACTCGCCCCCGGAGGGGACGGTGGCGGCCCGCGCCAACCTGCGCGACGCCAACCTGACCGACGCCAACCTGACCGACGCCGACCTGACCGGCGCCAACCTGACCTACGCCAACCTGACCGGCGCCAACCTGACCTACGCCGACCTGACCTACGCCAACCTGACCGGCGCCAACCTGACCTACGCCAACCTGACCGACGCCGACCTGACCGACGCGATCGGCCTCGTGGCCCAGGAGGAGGAGGCCGCCACGCTAGCCGCGTGCGTCGAGGCGATCGCAGCCGCCCCGGCTGATCTCTGGAATCAGGCGATCTGGCACCACGAGGCCTACCGCCCCGAGGCTGCGACCGAGGTGGGGGCCTGCGGCACGGCCCACTGCCTCGCCGGCTGGGCGCAGGCACTACTGCCAGTCGGCGACGAGCGACGCCGGCTGCACCCGCAAACGTGCGGTAGCCTGCTGCTGCCCCGGGCGGCGTCACAGGGCTGGTTCGGCAGCGACGTGCACCCCGACCTTGCCGCTGCTGTCGCTGCGGCACGGGCGCGGCTGGCGGTGCCGAGGTGAGCGCGCTGGTCAAGACGAAAGTTGCGAGCGAGGCTTATCCTTTCGAGTTTGTGATAGTCACCGCGCGCAAGGTGCGCGACGGTGGCGGGTTCAATCTGGAGGTGATGTGATGTACCCTTTCGGCGACCTCTACGACGCAACCACCGGCGAGAAGCTCACCCCCGCCCGCAGCCGTAGCTACGCCGGCCGCCCCAGCGTCAGGTCCAAATACTCGAGACGCTCCATGTCGCAGGCGAGATGCTCAAGCACCTCCCCCAGCCTGCCGTCCCGCACCAGCCGCGGGGCGGCATCGCCCTTCAAGTCGTCCATCGGTGCCATACCCAGCGCCTCCACCAGCTCGGAGAGCTTCGGGATGAGCGGCGCACCGGTGTACGTGCGCATGCACGGCATCTCGAAGGACAGGTCGCGCCAGTTCACCGGCAGGCGGGGCATGCGGTGCTTCAGCATGCGGAACTGGAAGAAGGGCATGTCGAACTTGCTGCCGTTGTAGGTCGCGATGTGCGTGGCCCGCCGGGCATCCAGCCACATCGCCACATCGACTAGCAACCCCTTCTCATCGTCAGCCCCAGGGGCCGTGAAGAACACGCGGTCCAGATCTCCGGCCTGCTGAAGCCCCACAGCCACCACCCGCCCACGCAATGGCGTCAGCGCATCGTCGAAGGCGATGTCCTCGGCCACCACCGCCACCTCGGCGAGCTCTCGGGCCTGCTCGACGTTGGGCGTAGCCGCGGAAAGCCTCATCTCGTCGATGCCGCGCCACCGAGCAGGCGCTTTCGCCCGCATCTTGTCCTCGGCGACACGCAGAAAGCGGTCCGGCACCCCCGGCTGGCCTGGAACCACCCACTCGGGGCAGGTTTCGATGTCCATAAGCACCCGAACACGGTCAACGGTCATGGTTTCCTCCTGAAACGGGGCGGATTTTGACGACAGAGCCTACAACTGGGCCCCCTTGGAGCCATCCAAGCTCCGTAGCGCCCACAAAGCGAGCGTCTATGGCGTCCTGAAGGGCGTTGAACGCGCTGTCGGCGACGCTGCCGCCCAGCAAACGCGGCGAAGGGATGTGGATCTCCAACAAACCGCTGTGACCGTCGCTCGTCCACCAGTCCCAAGTGGCCTGCTGGCGCTCCAGCCGTGGCAGGGTGGCGGGGGTGAAGTTGTGGCGACGGAGGGTGAGGGCGAGGGTCATAGACGCTTGAAGAGTGGCGTGCCGGCAGCGATGTCGCGAACCGCGATGCCGCTTGAGTCGGAAACGCGCTCGCCGGTGGCGGCGTCGAACAGGTTGGCGCCCCACGCCGTCACCTCGATTATGAGGGGAGCGAGGGCCGCGCGCTGATCCCACTTCCCTGCCGCTACTACGCCGGGGGCTCGGTCGTCCGTCTCCGACTCATCGGAGGCGAGTGGGCCACGCGCAAAGCAGTTCCAGCACTCGATCGCTACGTCGCGGCTGGTTGCCTGTAGGCAGTGAAGCATGGAACCGCCGCAGAATGGGCAGATCGTGGCAACGTTTACCGTGTAGTCGCCGTCATGATTCGTGACGTTACCGGACAGGTTTGGCTTCATGGCCGGGCCAGCTTGAGCATCTGCCTCACCGAAGGCTCCGTCACAACAACACCGTGCTTGGCAGCCAGCGCGCGCCACTGAGCCTTCCAAGCCCGGACCGATAGCGTCTGACAGCCTACGCGAATGTACCCAGGCCACACCAAGCAAGCCTTGTGCTCACCTACTTCTCCCAAGACTTCGCCGTAGCCGTCGCCGTAGCCGTCGCCGTCGCCGTCGCCGTAGCCGTAGCCGTCGCCGTCGCCGTAGCCGTAGCCGTCGCCGTAGCCGTCGCCGTAGCCGTAGCCGTAGCCGGAGCCGGAGCCGTAGCCGTAGGCAGCGGTCACGCTGCTTCCCAGGCGTCGATCTCCTTCGCCGCCTCGGGGGCAACAGAGAACCACTGGCGCACTGCCTCGTCACCGTGATCGCGGACGGCGGCCGTGAGACGGGTGGCCCCCTTCGGGCCGCCAGCCGCCAAGCCAAACAGGCCACCACACGCGGCATCCCAGTAGAGGACCATCCGTGCCGAGCTTAAACGGATCGGCCGCCCTGCAACAGGCTCCGACTCACACCAGCCGA